CTGACTTCGGTGGCTCAGGCTTGCAAAATGGCTTGGTATTGAACAACTTGCACGGCTTCCGTGTATACGTTTCAAACAACCTGCCATACTTGGGTACAGGCGCTGGTACTTCTGGTACAACTGCACAGTCTACAAACTACGGCGTTATCGTTGCTGGTCATGACAATGCAGTAGCTTCTGCAGAGCAGATCAACAAAGTTGAAACATACCGTGATCCAGACTCGTTCGCAGACATCGTGCGTGGTATGCACATGTACGGTCGTAAGATCCTGCGTCCAGAATCTCTGATTGTTGCAAACTACAACGCAGCTTAATGGTAATACTTTGAGGCTGGCCTAGCGCTGGCCTCTTTGTGCTTTTATAAACGAGGACATTCCCAATGGCAATCACTACGGCAATGTGCAACAGCTTCAAGCAAGAGCTTCTTGGGGGTGTTCACGATCTAGACACAGATACTTTGAAAGTAGCTTTGATTAAAGCTTCACCTTCTGGTACTTTTGGCGCTGCTACAACTAACTACTCAGATTTGGGTGCAGATGAAGCAACAGGAACTAATTACACGGCGGGTGGTCAAGCTCTAGACAGCCCTGTTATTTCTCTATCAGGGGGTACTGCATTTGTTGACTTTGCAGATGAAGTATTTACAAACTTGACTATTTCTGCTGATGGTGCAATTATTTATAATGCATCGCAAGGTAACGCAGCAGTAGCTGTGTTTGACTTTGGTGCAACAGTAACATCAACCTCTGGTGACTTTACTATTGTATTCCCAACTGCAGATGCTTCTAACGCAGTTATTCGCATTTCTTAATCCTCTAAGGGTATTGCACAATGGCATTTATTATTAAAGATCGTGTTAAAGAAGCTACAACATCTACAGGTACAGGTTCTGTAGCTTTAGGTGGTTCAGCAGCAACGTTTGACACGTTCCAGTCTGTCATGGTTACAGGTGACACGACATACTACGCCATTGTGCATACCGCATCTGGAACAGACGAGTGGGAAGTAGGTGTTGGTACTTATAACGCCACTACAAATGAGCTAACCCGTACTACTGTACTTAGTGGTTCTGCTGGTACATCTGCTGTAGATTTCTCTGCAGGTATTAAAGATGTCTTTATGACATACCCTGCTGTTAAGGCTGCTTTTGCAGGGGATGACGTAACGTTTGCTAATGTAAGTGTAACAGGAACAGTCGATGGACGTGATGTTGCAGCAGACGGTACTAAACTTGATACTATAGAAACAAACGCAGATGTAACAGATGCAATCAACGTGGCTGCTGCTGGGGCTTTGATGAAGTCTGGCGGCACTATGACAGGCAACCTTATTCTTAACGCTGCTCCCACTACAGCACTAGGGGCCGCAACTAAAGAGTATGTTGATACGATTGCTGCAGCAGGTATTCACTACCATACTCCTGTACGTGTTGAAGCGCCCAGCGCACTTAATGCTACATATAATAACGGCTCCTCTGGTGTAGGCGCTACTCTTACTAATGCAGGTACAAATGCCGCTATCACTATTGATGGCGTGGCTCTAAGCCTTAATGATCGTGTACTTGTATATAACCAAACTAACGCAGCACATAACGGTATTTATTATGTATCTACTGTAGGAGATGGTTCTACTGCATGGGTACTTACACGTACTACTGATGCAGATAGTTATGCTCCATCTGATAAAGACTCTCTTGGTGAAGGTGATGCTTTCTTTGTTAAAGAAGGTGATACAGGCGCAGGTGAACTTTATGTAATGAACTCTAGTGGTACTATTACTTTTGGTACTACCAACATTACTTTTGAACAGATAGCTGCTACAGCCGTATACAGCGCAGGAAACAGTCTAACACTTACAGGTACTATCTTCGATACAGTACAGGATATCCGCACTACAGCAAGCCCTACATTTGCTTCTGTAACTGCTGATCTTACAGGTAATGTAACTGGTAACGTGACAGGCTCTTCTGGCTCTACTACAGGTAACGCAGCTACTGCCACCAAACTAGCCACAGCACGTACTATTCAGCTATCAGGTGACGTAACAGGTAGTGCTACCTTCGATGGCTCTGCTAATATTAACATTACTGCTACTGTAGGTGACGACTCCCACGCACACGTTATCTCTAACGTAGATGGACTACAAGCTGCTCTAGATGCCAAAGCAGATGACACTACCACTATCAGCGCAGGTGGTGGCCTTACAGGTGGTGGTAGCATCGGTGTGAACCGCACTATTAGCCATGCTGATACATCGACTCAGGCAAGCCTTACAGCGCTTACAGGTGCTGCTGTAGTAAGTGATGTAGATCTAGACACATATGGTCACGTCACAGCACTAGCTACACGTAATATGACCCTAGCAGATCTTGGCTATACTGGTGAGACTAACGCTACGGCTGACCAGACTATTACAGCAGGATCTGGTCTTACTGGTGGTGGTACTGGTGATGTGACTATCTCACATGCTGACACCTCTACTCAAGCTTCTGTGAACAACTCTAATGGCACAGTCATTCAAGATATTACTCTTGATACGTATGGGCATGTGACAGGTCTAGCTTCATTTGACTTGGATGGTCGTTACTACACAGAGACAGAAGCAGACAGCCGCTTTGTGAATGCCTCTGGCGATACCATGACGGGTCAGCTTATTATAGATCACAACACCGACACTATGCTAGTACTACAAGCTACTAATGGTAGCCCTTGGGCAATAGACCTTGGTAGAGATGATGTGACTAATTCCAAAGTGTATAATGGGGGTGGTTACTGGGCATTTGAACATGAACCTCGTTTTCATAACGGGGGTTCACATCAAAAGCTATTCCACGACAGCTACCACCCTAACGCAGACAAGTGGACGACAGCTAGAACGCTGTCACTCTCTGGCGATGCTTCTGGTAGTGTAAGCTGGGATGGCTCTGCTAATGCTACGCTGAGTGTTACCGTAGGCGCAGGTGTGATACCCACGGCACTTAGTGGTTTGACCACAGAGACGTCGCTGACAGGTAGTGACATCATACCCGTGTATGACGCATCCGCATCCACTTGGAAAAAGGCTACAATCACTAATGCGGCTCTACAGGGTCCAACAGGTCCTACAGGCCCTACAGGCCCTACAGGCCCTACAGGCCCTCAAGGTGCTACAGGCCAAAAGGGTGATTTTGGGCTTCTAACTTGGACTCCTATTTTGTCTACCATGACTAACCCATCACCGAATGGGTTTGTAAAGACATCCAGTAATAGTAACTGGAATGGTCGTGTATATTCTCAGGAAAGTTATCCTCACGCCTACATGAGCATGAGGGTCTCTAGCACTGCCCATTATGTTATGGCAGGACTAACAGCAGACCCTACAGCATCTACAAGTTATACCACTATTGATTACGCTTGGTATGCGGCTAATGGAACTTGGAACATTTATGAAAATGGTGCTTCTATAGGTAGCCAAGGCTCAGTCTCAACTTCAGATGTTGCTACCATTCATTACGATGGGAATGGTACAGTTTACTATTACCTAAATGGTGTACTAAAGCGTTCCCGTGCAATCACACACGGAACAGCCAACTTACACCTGTCATCATCGACATATAGCACAGGCTACACAACGTACCTAAACTTTGGACCTATGGGTTCTACTGGTTCTACTGGACCAACAGGTCCTACAGGTCCTACAGGCCCTCAAGGTGCTACAGGCCCTCAAGGTGCTACAGGCCCTCAAGGTGCTACAGGCCCTCAAGGTGCTACAGGCCCTCAAGGTGCTACAGGGCCTCAAGGTGCTACAGGCCCTCAAGGTGCTACAGGGCCTCAAGGTGCTACAGGGCCAACAGGTCCAGCAGGGCCAACAGGTCCAGCAGGGCCAACAGGTCCAGCAGGGCCAACAGGTCCAGCAGGACCAACAGGTCCATCTGGTGGTTTTGGAACTGGATTTTCGTCTGGTTCGCCCCATGTTGCGTCAAGTTCAGCTACATCTTTCAACATAACCGCTGGAACGTGGTATGTTCTTGTCAAAAATAACTCTGGTAACGCAAACGCAGTCCTTAACTTTAATGCTACAAATTTGCGCGGTGGTATCGCAGGGGATGGTGATGGGTTTGCATGGGATGATGATGATAACAACTGGAAAGTAGCCAGTGGTAACATTAATAGCAACTACACACAGGTACTGGGGGCTAGTGGGTACAAGAACTTTTGGCTGTCTTGCAGTGCGACAACAACCATAACAGCCAGCAGAGCCATTCTGTATCGCGCCCACCAGCTTAATAGTCTATAGGAGTTAGAAATGGCAATTATAATTAATGTAGACCAATCTGGAACCATAACATTGTCTACAAGCGATATTACGCTTGCTCAGATGAATTTAAAGGATGGTGAATTCATTGTTGAGTTGCCAAACAATAATGGTGCCGATCTTGTGGGGAAGTGTTGGAAAAATGGTCAATTAGTTGATGACCCAGATGAATTGTATAGAATTGCGTCAATAGATGTCAGAGATCAGCGTAATAAACATCTAACTGATTATGTTGACCCTATTGCGGGTAATGCCCTGCGATTTTCATTGCTTTCGCCAGAAAAGAAAGCAGAGTGGATTAAATATAGAGATGATCTATTAAATGTACCTCAACAAGAAGGCTTCCCGTACAATGTTGTTTGGCCTATAAAACCAGAATGAAAATATTCAGTAGAAAACCGAAAGAACATATTGAGTTTGTCTGTATACATGAAGCGTATACAGATCAGACTATTCCGCACCCCGTGCCAGCATATAAGAAAATGCCAGCCTGGTTTCGAAAATTAAAGCCCGATACTGACTCTGGTAAATCAAAACCTGGGACTGCAAAGAAGTGCATGCCAGTTCTTGATGCAATGTCACAGGGATATATAATACCCTTGTGGGCTGACCTCTATGTTCAGGTTGGATACCCAGTTAATTGCTACAATGAAAACGGCGATATGATTGGTTCAATTATGTATGCAAGTGATAATCTTGATACATTAATTGGAAGACCGATCTGGTTTTTGAATGAAGATGAAGAACACAAAGAACCATTGCCGAATGAGATTATCACATATGCTCAAAGGTCTGGTGAAAACCTTTCAATTATTATGAGTATTTCAGGTGATGAAATTTCTAACCATTCAGAGGAACAGATTAAAGGCTGCCCAGCATTAAAACTTCCACTTGGTCGCGCTATTGGTAAGTTTTCAAATCCTTGGATAATTAAAGTGCCAAAGGGTTGGTCTATTCAGATAAAAAATCCTGCCAATAGTTTTGAAACAAATATTCACTGCATGGAAGGGGTTGTTGATGCTGACGAATATCACATGAACATAAACCTTCCGTTTATCTGGACTGGATCGGAGGCTGGCGAATTTATTATTCCAAAAGGTACACCTCTTGTGCAAGTTATTCCATTTGAGCGAAAAGACTTAAATGTGATGGTGCGTAATGGTGATAAATCTGAATTAAAATTACAGGAAATGAAGCTAATAACAAAGATGCGTGATAGGTACAGAAGCCAATTTTGGCATGGGAGAAAAGACGATGTTTAACAATTTGGGAACGCCAGAACCAAGAGTAAGACAATGCTGGCGCGTTTGGCCTAATGGGTTTGATGGTGAGAAACTAAATAAAATATTTGAGCAAAAAGAAGTAACCGAAACACAGGTTGCAACTACATTTGGCGATGTCGATGATATTAGAAAAAGCCGTATAGCATGGCTTACAAACAATCCAACAGTTCATGCCATGCTTACTCCGTTTATTTCAGAAGCAAAAAAGGCAATGGACGTTGATGTAACGATGAAATGCGACATTCAATATACAGAATACCATGCGAATGAGGGTGGCAAATATGACTGGCATCATGATGTTCTCTGGTCACGAAATGATGGAATGGACCGAAAGCTATCGTTGACGGTTCAGTTGAGTGATCCAAGCGATTACGATGGCGGTGACTTTGAGTTTTCAGAGGTTGAACCTTTGCCTAGTTGGTCAAAGCAGCAAGGCACAGTCATGGTTTTTCCTAGTTATTTACTTCATCGCGTGAAGCCAGTTACACGTGGCGTTCGCAGATCGTTGGTGGCTTGGTTTGAAGGCCCTACATGGCGATGATTTGGCTTCTGCAACATGAGTAGGATGTAATAGATGTACGGATTTAGCACCTTCTCTGAAACGCCGTTTGCACAGGCTGCAACATCACTTGCTGCATTAGGCTACCTTACTGCCACAACAGCACAGCTTGCAGCAAGTACAGTCTTGTATGACGCACAAGCAGGGGCATCAATATCATCAGTCACAGCAAGCATTACGGCTAGTGGGTTTGAAGATGTAGACGCTAAAGCCACCTTACAACTACTTGACGCTATTGCATCATTCAACATAAATGATATTATATATGATGCACAAGCCAGTTCTGTTATACCAAGTGCCACTTTCAATACTAATGCTGGCACTATATACTATGTAGCAGAGGCAAATAGAGTACTACCTTCTGCCACTTCTACTTTCGTTAATGATATTGAGTATGATGCACAAGCTTCTGCTGGTATTAGTACTGTAGACGCTACATTTGAGGAGGGTGTATTAGCACTAGATGCTAAAGCTAGTGTAGTGCCTTCTTCTGCTGTCGGTACATTCAGCCTTGATATTGATTATGATGCTAAAGCAAACCTTACGCTAGGGTCTGTTACATCTGACATCCTTGCTTACGATTTAGCTGATGTAGATGCCCAAGCTAATACAACACTGTCTTCCACCTCTGCATACTTGACAATATACATAACAGACTTTGCAGACGAAGATGCACAAGCCAGAGCGTTCATGTCACCTGCTGTTGCGGTAGGTAACGTTGATGTAGACTTTGACGCAAAAGCAAATACGTTTAGCAGTTCTGTAGATGCCAACTTAGAAGTATCAGAAGTTGACTTTGATGCAAAAGCGAATATAACTACAAATACTGTAACTGCTATTGTATCCATAAACAATTTCTATGATGTAGACGCACAAGCCACAGTAAACTTTAGCACTTTAGATAGTTTAATTCTGAGCCAAGACTTAGAAGATCCTACGGCAGTAAGGTTTGACTTTACACCATTCACAGACAGTTACGATAGAAATAGGACTCTGTACTTAGTATCATATGATGAAAACAGAACAGTACAAATCAATCCTGAAAATCGAACCGTTTACATAGAAAAGACAGGCGGTAGTTATACTGTCAATATTGCAGCATAAGGAATAACCATGTCATATAAGTGGCCTGATAAAGATAAAGATGAGATGCTTGACTATA